AACACTGCCTCTTTGACGTTCTTACCGAATAGATCAAAGACAGCATCTACGTCTACAGTAGGGTCTGCTTTATTAGTCCTAAGTACGTTGTAGATATCTTCTACTAGTGTATCTAGTGTTTTCATCTTTCACCTTTTAAATAAGATAACGCTGAATTAATAGAATCTAGGCTATCACCTAACAGTCCTAATCCTTTGTTACACCTGTTGCAGAGTAAGCCCCTAACTTTATTAGTTACGTGGTCGTGATCTATACACAAGGTCTTACCCTCGTCTACGTGACATATAGCACATAACTCATTCTGGTCAGATAGCATCTTATTATAATCATCTTTCGTTAGGTTGTGCTTAAGTAGTACCCTATTCAGGTTATCCTCTTTAATACACGCTTTACACCTTGCGACAGTTCCTGAGTTTACGCGCTTTTCAGCGTAGAATCCCCTCAAGGGCTTTACTATATCACACTTACTACACTTCTTAGTGACACTCATACCAACTATCTCCTATTTTAGATTCGCCATCTAGAGGGCAGTACATATCTAGAGCTATACCAGCGTCAACGATAGCCTCTACAGCTAGTTCCCCAAACCGTTCAGAGTGTTCCTCTAGAACTTGAGTTTGGTATTCATCGTGGATATTACCCACAAAAGTAAAGTCGAGATTTTCCTCCTTTGCTTTGTTGTATAGTAACACAAGAGCCTTTTTCATAACAATAGCCCCCGCAGACTGTAAGAGGTAATTAGGGGCCGAGTGTTCCGACTTTACCCATATCTTCCTACCATCCAGCCCCTTCAAGTAGCCCCTATGTGAAGCCCTTTTAATCTTAGTGATTAGATCCCCTAATGGAGGGATATTCTTGAAGAGAGTGGCCTTTAGCTTCTTACCATCTGCCGCAGATCCATTAATTATAGTTCCCAGTTTAGCATCACCAGCCCCGTAGCACAGAGCGTAGATCATTGTTTTAGCCTGATCCCTCGTTTCCAATCCAGCCATCTCTTGATTATAAGAGTGGATATCCCCGTCTAGAATCTGATGTAAGTAATCATCATCTTTTAAGTAGCTGGCAAGCATTCTCAATTCTAGGCCAGAAGCGTCACAACCGACCAGCTTATACCCTTGAGGAACAATCCAACATTCCCTACACTCTTTACCATACGGACTGTAAGACGCTGGCACTTGTGCGACATTAGGGCTGCTATGGCTCATACGATTTGTCTGTGCGCCTATAGGGTTAACGTAGCCATGTACTCTACCATCATCCTCTACCGCCTCAATCCAACTCAACACCATACCTACGCGCTTCTGTAGTAGTAAGAAGTCTTTGATTAGTACAGCTTCGGGAATGTCAACACCCTCTAGTACTTTTTCATCTACTTTTGGCTTGCCTGTTTCTGTAAACTCTAGAGGCTTCCACCCATAGTGCTGTAAGTAACGTCCAATTTGCTGGCGGCTGCCTAGATTGAAGATAGGGTATTCATACACGCCATAGCTACCTTCTGCTTTGTCGTAGTAGAAACCCTGCTCCCTGTGCTTAGTCATTATGGCTGCTTCTGTGCCATCCTTCTTAGTAGGATTCTTGGGGTAGTTCTTAGCCACCCACACTGGCAAAGGCTTGAACCTCTCGTGTACCTTAGCTTCTGCATCTAACATACTCTCTTTGAGTTCAGCTAATAACATAAAGGCTTTTTGTTCATCTAACAACCAACCATTACTAACCTGTTCTGCAATGATCTTGTGTACGTCCATCTCTAATTGAATAGACTGTTCAGAGAAGCCCTGTGCCTCTACTAGTAAGTGTAGGTAAACTATTACGTTAACTGCCACATCATTAATACAGTACTCTAACATCTCTTCTGAGTACTGTGTGAAGTCAGTGAAGTCGCCTTTTTGGTTGCCTATCTTTTCTCCCCATACTTTAAGTGAATGACCACCCTCACGAGTAGGCTTAAACAAACGTGACATAACTAAAGTGTCTGTTAGTTTGATACCAGTGAAGTCACTACCTAATAACCTCTCCAATACAGGAACATCATACCCTAAGATATTATGGCCTATAACTTCGTCTACATTAGCTAAGTCTACATTAAACTCGCCTAAGTTCTTTTGGGTGTACGTCTTTGTTTCCCCTGTTTCGGGAACACGAGTAACAATACACCAGATCTTGTCTGGCTTGAGTCCGTTTGCCTCTATATCCAATACTACTTTATTAGAAGTCATAACTCGCTGTCTCCTGAATTATAGGTGGTTGACCGGCCTCTAGTCGGCTAGTCTCTTGATTGTAGTATAACCAGCCTCCTGTGCCTGTGTTACCAGTTCTGCGGCACTTGACTAGCTGTATCTTAGTACAGTTCCTTGCGTATTCATCCTCTGCCATCTTATCACGACTAAGTAGGATAGTGTTAAAAGCAATCTGATTAATTGAACCAGAGCCCTTCATATCGTACTCGTTTACATCGTGAGCGTCTTTAGCACTCGGCTTACGCATATGGCTGACTACTATAATACTTACTCCTGTCTCTTTGGCTAGCTTTAGGCACTTATCCATGAAGTCATCTATCACACCATTGTCGTTAGAAGTAACCGCAGCCTGTAACGGATCTAGGATTAACAAGTCACAGTCTAATCCTTTAACCATGTATCGCATTTTAGCGAATAGTTCATCGGCCTCCAAAGCCCCTTGATGGTCTAGTATGTGCAGCTTATCTGTACTAGCTAGCTCTTCATACTTCTTATGTAGCATATCGTAATCCCGATCCTGTTGGGGTACATTAGATATGTTCTGGCCTATGTGTACTGAGATTAGTTTCTCTATCGTTTCGCCTACATCAGCCTCTAGAAAGATACAGCCAATGCGCTTGTTAGACTCCATGAGCATATCATACACTAGATTATATACTACAGTAGTCTTACCTATAGACGTTAAAGCACCTAGTACTGTAATTTCTCCTGCTGCTATACCTCCATTCATCATAGCATTGAGTGAGCCAAACGCCATAGGTAGTGGCGTAACCTCTTCTGTACCACGCTTTACGAATAGATCCCAGTTACCAGCATCAGAAAGCGACACTACACCAGCAGGGCGGTGGGGTTTAGCAGACCACCAACAGTCTGTAAACTCTTTGACCTTGCCGTTCATAAGCATATCAGACGCATCCTTAAGGGGCATCTGCATCACCTTAACCTTATTAGGTGAGAATAGATCTACTACATTCTTAGCTGCATTTTTACCCGCTTCGTCTTGGTCGAAGCACAGTATAACACTATCAAAAGTCTCTAGGAACTCTAGAGATTCTTTAATGCCCTTTACTGCACTACCAGCGCCATTCTTTAGGCTGACTACAGGCCACTTGCCGTGAAACATAGAACTAACTGCTAAGGCGTCTAATTCGCCCTCTGTGACTGTTATGTACCTACCTCCCCTACCTTCGTATAGGTGCTGACCAAAGAGCCCTGACGAGCCTAGATCACCGCTACAGAAGAACTGTTTATTTTTAACTACCCTAGTCTTTAGGGCTCGTTTCTTACCATCACCATCATAAAACGGGTAGTAGTGGTTAGTTACATTGCCCTTAGCATCATAGTCAATAGTAACACCGAATTTATCCATGATATCTTGAGAGATTCTACGGTCTTTCAGTGCGCCTCTTGTTCCTTTAATTAACTCGCTTTCGTTTACTTGCTTCATTTTAGTCGTTTGCATCCCGCTTGATTGTGCGTTTGAGCCAGCCTTTTGATAGTATCCACAGCCTTGTGAGTAACAAGTAGCGTGTCCATCCTTATACCTGACTAGATTATCTTTAGATTTGCATTTAGGACAAGGGCCCCTGCTATCTACTTCTGAATTTTCCCTTGTGTAGTTGTTGTTAGCCATTGTTCGTGCTCTTCGTTAGTTAGGTAGTGCGATAATACAGTTTTGATAGCCTCTAGGCAACGGTTATCGCTCTCTTCGTCTTCTTGTCTGATATACCAATCACTACAGACACAATCTAACACAGTATAATAGTCTTTTAATTCCTGTACTACTATACCTTCTATGTACTGGTCATATTTATCACTCACTGTCGCCACCTCTTAATTTTAGTCCAAATTTCTTTAGTACACCTATGCGGTAATGTATCCACATAGGCAGAACAATACGGACAGAATAAATCACCCATTATAGATCCTCCCAAACAGTACCACGTTGGTACAATTGAATTGCTGTATTAAGGTTACAATTAAACCCCTCCATTATTTCTTCAAAGTGTATCATAAACATCATACTACTGTACCTCACTCATAATAGCCTGTATCAGTGCATGCTGTCTAGCCTTAGCTAGAGCGCCATGCCCCGTCCTGCTCATAGCAACAGCGCAGCCAGCTTTGCCCCTGTGTAGTAACTCACTACACTTTAGGTATGATACCCCGATGGCACGTAACTCTACCAACTGCCTTAGCTCTTTGGTTGACCATGAGTTATATTCGTAGTCAGCTACGGACACTTTTGGTTTGGCTACTACCTCCCTAAATCCATAGGGTATCTTAGGTTTAAATACTATACTCATAATCAACCATCCCTAAAGAAGTTAGCCAACACTTCATCACACATTAGGTTACCCTGCATAAACCCATCTACTTCACCGCTAGCATCTCGCTTAACCATTACTGGAATACTACGGAATCCTAGTTGCATAATAGTGTCTCGGTGTTCCATCATATCTGTGCTACGCGGCTCGTAGTTACTAATGCCTAGATTAAGTAGCCGTTTCTTTAGGGCGACACACGCCATGCAATCCTTACCTGTGTATAGTTCAATCATTTTCTGGTGTTCCTTTTAAGTCTGAAATTAATAAGTTATAGCAATCACTTCTAAAGGTGAACCCATTAGAGGGATCTGTCTCGCCCTTGTGTTTCTTTGTTGCTAGGTTGAAGTATAACTCTTTAGGCATTACCCCACAAAACCAGAGTACCGAATAGTCACTCTTGATACGGGTAAAGGCGTAATAGTCACACGCTTGTTTTGTATTGTAAGAACTGATAGAGCATTCATATTCAGGTCTTGGTATTGATCTGCATTGTTTACTCTTTACGTCTACCGTTTTACCGTTAGGCAAGACTAAATCGTAGTCGTAGGTGTTGGCCTGTTCCCATCCGAAGTGGTCGGCTAGAACTATCTCACCTAGAAAGCCAATTATGTTGCCCTTGCCTCTAGTGATTGAGTTCCTTAGCTGGCCCATCTCTGCCGCCATCTTTTCGGCCCTCTTTACTTGGGCCTCTGTAGGTACTATAGGGAGAATTTCCATTGTGTAGTTTTCCTGTCTTTAACCAGTTAATGTGATCTTCTAAAAGTTTGTTCTGTTTGTGTAGATAGAGTATCGTAGCCTCTAGCTCGGTTATGCGCTTCTGTAACCCTTTGCTCATGTGTTTACTTTCCTCTAGGGGTAAAAAAAGAGTAGTTTTATATCTTACTCAGGATATTGTCGGGTTTTTCAACCTACACGCTAGGTGCGTGTTCTTTACCTACTAACTTTAGAAGTCAGTCGGATCATTCTCAGACTCAAATGATAGGGGAATATCACCTGTGCCCATCTCTAGCACCTTCACTCGGTTAGCGTATGTAGCTAATCCATGTTGGGGGTGTGTATTGCCTTGCTTCCACTGTACACGTACTTTAGTGCCTCGTGGTAGTTCCTCGCTCAATGCTAGGGCTTGACCACTGTCATCTAGTACGTCGATGCTATAGCCTGATTTAAACTTGCGCTGGCCTACGCCCATATAGTCTTTTACATTCACCCCTAGCTCTTTTAGCTTAGATGCTTCTGTATCATCCATACACAGTGTAATATTATATCCTACATCCTGCCCTTGATACTGATCTTCTGTTAGTACGTGGGAAAATGCAATGTAACCTTCTGATACTGATAACGCCATGATAATTTCTCTCTCTTTGTTTACGCTTTATTACGCTCTATAGGAACTGGCATTATTGCCTGTTTGCCCTATGGTTTAATTATACAACAGACAACTAACACAGACAACTACTAGATAGTTATAAGGTTATGCCTTATGGTTCTATGGCCTCTTAAGTGATAATACATTAGAAGTTGTTTCCTATAATGAGTAAGTCATTAGTAGTTATAATTATGTATTACTTCTTAAGAGTACCTAAGAACGCTTTTGAGTGTATCATATATTTAGTCTATAGTCAAATAGCCCTCTAGGTTAGTGTCTGTAATCAGTTCTAACTGCTCTGTTAAAGTATCATCCTCCTGAATATCTGAATTGTTAACGTCTAAACCAGCATTAGTGTCTGCCTTTAAACACTCCCTGCATAGCTCTATACTCTCTTGGTCACTTAGTAACCTGTCACACGCCTTGCACTTCATTTCTCTTAATCCTCTTAGTAATACGCTAGGTTAACAGTAAATCGTCTATTTCTAGACCTACTTTAATTGCTGTTTCTCTGACAGTATCCGCCGTGTTTTTGTTGATATAGTCTATCATTGATTTTCTGTTTGCTAGTCGCCACTTTGCTTCCCAGTAGGTTTGATCTTGTTTGAGCAGCACCAGCGCCATTCTATCCTCTTTAATTTCGTCTATACTACGCATTATATAAAGCCCTCATAATTAATTGTCTATCCTCTAATTCTTCACGCCTAGCGTATCGTAAAGAATCCTCTAGATAATCCCTGTCTCGCTCGTCTACTGTGAATGCTTCGCGTACTTCACCTCTAACATAGCTCAATACTATATCACCTGTATCAGGGCATACAGTAAACCAAAGGTCAGAGATGGGGTGCTTATCGCCATAGTCTTTATTGTTCATTAGTACTTACTCCCTTGTCTTGCTTTAAATCCCATGCGCTGATAACGCCTTAAGGCCCAAAAATCAGTATCAGATAGTTTTTTACCTACCATATAACCACCCACAAACCACCAAAAGGCATTAGGATCTGAGGGTTTCACAGAATGTTTTAGCTCTTTACTCTTTAATATTGACAT